TGTTAAGAGTAATAATGTTTGACTTGGCCACGTTGTTTTCTTGTTTCATAATCCTCATCTTCAGGGTCATCAGGGTGCGTTACTAGAAAGCCCTCACGTATTCTTAATAACGCTTGAACACACGTATCATGAATATCATCATGCTTTCCATAAGGAAACGCTGCTGATTCCTCTATAACACTCTTAGTCCAGTCTTGATCCATTGTAAATACTAAACCACCTTCAAACATACTTGCTACTGAGTGTGTTCTTGAAACTTTATCTCTATCTGGAGAATACGTGATCACCGGTACACCTGATCTTCGTAAGTCTTGAATTAATGATTGCCCTGATGCTTTCTTCTCAATTAAAACTTGATCGGGTCTCCATTCGTAGTAACTATCGTTAGCTCGTTTTCTGAGTTCTGGATATTCTAATCTTTCTTTCCAAGCATCTAAAAGAATGGTTGCAGCGTACGGAACGTTATTTTCATCTCTTGCGGTAAAGACACCCCACGTTGTACACGCTGAAAAATCCGCCGTACTCTTAGTCGAATACGCCGTATCATATGATTGAACGACATAACTAAGCGTGGGTATTTTATCGCTTTCATAAATATTCCACCAATCACGTTTGATAATTGATCCTTCTTCATTTGTTGGTTGCTGTTGATATAAAGCATTCCAAACACGCTCTCCTACCGTCTTTCTAATTTTTTGTAAAGCTTCTAAATCATATGCTTCTGGCCATAAAGCTTTATTATTACTATCTATCGCTGGTAAATCTAAAACTTTCCAATCTTCTTGAGATTCATTTAAAACGAAACCTGCTAAATCTTCTTGATGCCATCGTGTTTGAATAATAATAATTTTACCACCAGGCATTAATCGTGTGTATGCGACTGACTTATACCACTCAATTAAATTTCTACGTTGAACTTCTGACTCGGCATCTTCTCGTCCTTTAATCGGGTCATCAATAATCAGTAAATGTGCACCACGACCTGTAATTGCTCCGCCGGCACCGACAGCTGAGTATGTTCCACCTTGCATCGTATGAAATCGTTTTGCTGATGTTGAATCTGATCTAAGGGCCACTTGTGGAAACGCTTTATTAAAATCTTCGCTATTCAATTGGTTACGAACCTTACGTCCAAAATCATCGGCCAACTCTTGAGCGTAAGTTGCTTGTATCACAAAGTCTTGTGGATTATTTCCTAAATACCATGCTGGAAAAAATTCTGAGCATAACATACTTTTTCCATGACGTGGCGGCATAAAGACGGCTAGTCTTTTAATTTCACCTGATTCTAACTTCTCTAAATTTTTTGCAATGAGTTGAATATGCGCAGGGTCTTTGTACCCGGGAAACATATGCTTTGAATAAGCGAGTAAATTTTTACGAGCTTTAGATGTTGATAAAATTTTAGAGAGATGATCTATAACTTCCGCAGCACGAGGATCACGTGTTCGTTGGTACAGGCTTATAGCTGACTTTAACTTCGCTTTGATCTGAGGTTCTTGCATTTTGTTTTCCCATTCCAACGGCTCCTGATTTACGATATGCATCAAATAAGTCCGCAACTTTATCCATTGGATTAATTTCTTTTCTTACAATTCTCTCCCAATGTAAAGACTTTTGTCCTAATCGTTCTAAATACCAAGCTAACTTAGAAGCGTCTGCAACTCGTTTATTCCACATATCTTGATGATGTAAATCTTTAGGATTCTGAGGATTTCCCTCATTATATTTTCTTTCGTTAAAGACTTCATCGTTATTATTTCCTGTAATATCTGCTCGATCATGTGTCACTTCAATGTCAACGTTTTCCATAATATCGAGCATGTATGCTATCTCAGAGATCCACGCATCATTTTGTCCATGTAAACTAATATGATCGAGTAATCTAAACCAGTCCCAAGGAAAAATTGGAAAGATAGAATAAGGGTGCCCCGTTTGTTCTTTGACTCTCAAAACTTTAAAGTCTTTTACTGCTTCAATTTTTTCATCCCAATGTTTCGTATTCATAATTGCATCGTCATTAAAAAACATGACCCATGTGCCTTGAGCATATGCACATAAAGAATTATTATAGATATGTAAATTTTCGTAACCTAGTCTTTTAAACTTTAGTACACTTTGATTTTGATAATTGGCTTTTTTCAAAAAAGCCAATGTTTCATTGTCATCTTCATCAACACCAAATAAAGGTTGAATCTTCTCTGGATTTTTTGCATTGGATAAAAGAGAGTCCATCGTTCTCTCTAATTGTTTAACTCTTTTCCTCGTAGGAAGTAATATAGATATTGTCATATGTTGTACCCTAGAGTTTAAAAGCTCTAGGGTAAACATAAATGTTTATTCTTCGTCTTGTTCTACGTCCTCGAAATCTTCGTCATCTGTTTCTTCGCTAGATGCAACTTGAATTTCTAAGTCCTCGATTTTTTCGCCTTGAGAATCAGTGATTTCAATTTTTTGTTCTTGAATCATTTCCTCTAAAGCTTCTTGTACTAGTTCTTTGATTGATTTAGCCATATACGCCTCCTGAGTTGGAAGGCCCGTATATCATAAATTATGTTACAAGAATATTAAATTATTTTTTTTCTTCGATTTCGTAAAAGAAATTATTAGTATCGTCTGTTTTCCAATCTTCGTTTTCTACGTTCCAGTATGTTGTTTGGACTTTGTAGTCTGGCCATTCGTCTTTAGTGGTGAAAGAATTAATGTTCCAGAGTATTCTGTTATTTGGCTGAGCAGCAAAATTACCATTGTCAAGCTGTAAGACATGAGCGCATTTATGCTCTTGAGGAATTTCGCTGTGATCAATATCAAGTATATTGGACTCAGGGTGACCCCAATCAATGGTGAACAAATACTCACCGTGATAAAATTTTTTATCTTTTCCAAAATATCTTGCTCGTTGCCCTGCTAAAAAAGAAAATTCACTAACACTAGGATAGTAACTAAAACAGTTCCACAATTGGAGGGTGTGCGCTGGCATATCAGGCACTTCGGCTCTTTGTAAATGTTTTTGGAAAAAAGCTGAGATAGGCAAGCGCCAAAAGCACGCACCGTTCTCCAGCATGATGTTAAACAAGATTGCTCTCCCGCTAATACTCGTAATAGAAAAGATAACGCAATCTCGCTCACCTCTTTTATTTTCGTCCAGATCATATAAATACTCCTTACGAATTTTGCAATATATCGGCGGTATGTTACTATTTAAATAAGCCATTGTACATCTTTTAACAAAAAAAATTTTTTTTGCTACAAAAACAATACTTTTTTATTTTTTAAAATTTTTTTATATACATATAGGCCATTCCACACTCTATACTCTAACTATTATTTTGTTAAGCCAAAAAACCGTGTGGACCCTCTCTATTTTTTTACAATTAAACTTAATAGAAAAAATTTTTTAAGAAATAATTAGAAATAAAAAGTAAAAAAAAGAGAGCGTAAAAATTAATTTACGCTCTCTAATTTATTAACGAGTATTATTTAATCTCGTTAATTCTTTTTTCGAAATAAGAAATATTATCTAATATATTTTTATCAGTAATATTATTTTCTTTTACGAATATTTTATTACTAGCGATTAAATCTAAATATAAATCTTTTTTAGATTTATCTAAATAAGAATTAATATCGACTAATAGATTTACTTTTTTAAATCTATTATTTTTAGTCGTATCATATTCTAAATCTATCTTTCTATAATCGTTATTAAACGCTTGATTAATAGTAGTAGATAATTTAGCTTTCTCATAGATAGAGAAAGATTTAGATTTATTCTTTTTAGTATTAAATAATCTAAAAAGAATTTTCTTGTTTGCGTATTCTCTTAAAGATAAAGAAACTTTATTTTCTATTTTCTTTAGAGATACTTTTTTTTCGTTTTTCATGTTTTCTCGCTTTCTATCTTTTTAAATTTTTTAAAAAGATAATTTCTTATAATCTGTTTTTTAGCATAAGTAAACACTTATAATAAAAAAAATTGTTGCTGTTAATAAGATGTAATCTTTGAAATAGTATATCATTTTATCTCTTTCTTTTAAAATTTAATTTCTATTCTATTAATAATATTCTTATCCTTATTAAACGTATTTTTTACTCACTGCTTATTTTTCTGTATTATATGATCCCTATTGATCACCGAGGATCAAGGATCAAGAGTCAAGCGCCGTGAGGCGTGATGCGGTTTGTTGTTTACTTATACTTTTACTGATCACTGTGGATCAATGTCAATGGTCCGTCAACCACCGACCGCATGTCAATGTCAATTGATTTCGTGTTCTGATTTGATTTGGTCTAGGTACTTGGACAGTTCATCATCGTTCATGCTGTCAAGGGTTGAGTGCTGTACTTCTTTTTTTTCAACAAGAAACCCTAAGAGCTGAGACTTAAGCCTTATCGCATTGACTGCTGCTGTATATTGTTTTTTGAGACAAGCTTCCTTGTATACTTCATCAAGCTTTTCAACTTCTTTTGACACCGATTCACTGGTCAAGCGCCTAGCATCAGAGCGCAATCTATCTATATACTGGATGATTTTATCTTTCTTTAAGTTCCGGGCAGCTTGTACGTGAGCTGAAGTTTCGCTGTAACCTGCGTCAACAGCCGCTTGTCTTTTACCTTTTCCTTGCGCTATACCCTCACAGAACTTCTTTTCCATTGAGGATAAAGTAGCTTCGTTAGTCTGATGGATTTGGTCTAAAGTTATCGCCATATTTATCCAATATAGCGATTAAATTATGAATGTAAATATTATCTAATATTAGGATTTCTACTCTTGAGTGATTGTATTCTACTCTCTTCCATAGCAAGCTTATAAGTATTATCACCGTTATGAAATTGTATTTCATAATAACACTTACCATCATCTTCATGCCAACGATTAAGTATAGCCGCTTCCTCTACACATGAAGAAGGATTATATTTAATATTAACAATATCACCTTCTTGATATTTATGTTTTGGATAAATCATCGTCTTACCTGCGCATCTACTCTTTGAATACTAGCTTCAATTTCTCTACGCTCCTCTCGTTTTAGTCTATCAATAAAGCTTAAAGCAAACTCACGATTTTCTACTTCTCCATATCGTACACCGTCTTTTATAAGTTTACCTTCTTCGTAAATCTTCCAGCTTTTATGATTAGTTATAACAGTATAACCTCTATACATTTCGTTAGCCATCAATACCTCCATCCCATATTGCTAAGTTAAGTTTATTTTCATTTGCTTTCAGTATTTTATAAGCTTCACTTTCATGGTCAATGATAGTTAAACCGGCAAAGTTATCCATATAACCTACCTTTTCGTTTTTAAAGATAACATCTCCAGTCTCAGGAAATTTAGGAATAGTAAATCCTAACTCTCTGATACTATCTTCCTTAAATCTATTTGTCCATATACTTACACTAGCCATTACTTTCTCCTTTCTTTATTACAATTGGTTTTACATCACTAATAAGTGATTTACTATCATTCTGAATAGCATATAATAAATTACAACACACTTCTCTGAGTTGCTCTACTTGACTTTCAGAAGATAACTTATCATTAGCAAATGCTGCTAAGATATTTTCATCTTCGCTGTCAAAGTAAATTGTAGTTCTTTTAAATAGTTTCATATATTTCTACCTTTCTAATTATATAATATTAGATACTAATCCAAATTATACAACTTATTTTCTTTAATTGCTCTGTTAAAAGAATCCTCAAGTTGCTTTTCTCTTTTTCTTAACATAGCATTATCAAAGAAAATACTACAAGCGTATAAACCTAAACCAAGTATAACTCCGCATAGAAGTATAGTTATTGATATTAAGTAACCTATTGTCATATTATTCTCCTTTATTATTTTTTACTTATTTTTAATTATTATAAAAATATAAACAAGTTAATACAATAAAAGTAGCAAAGATATATTCAATGAGATAAATTTCCATAACTTTGCTTTCTTACTTTATCAACAGCAATATCGAATTTGTCTTGCTTGAAAGCACCATTATGACGTTTACAAAAAGATTTAATTTCATCAACTAAATCATTGTAGTCATTAGTTCTACCAATAGCTTTTGCTAATTCGATAAAATGTTTTCTAGTTAGGCTCATATTTCTCCTTTCGCTTGGTATTGTTTTAATCTTGCAGGTATTACTTTAGTTTGATCACATATAGAGCAACACTCGCCTTCTTCTTTCAATGGTTCAGGATTATTTCCCCAACCAGTGAATTCTTTATTACATAAACAACATATTTTAGACTTGTTTTCCATTTTCATCCTCCATTGATATAATTTCACCCCATTCGGAGTTTACATCGTCACTACTATCCCACCACGAAATTATTCCATATTCTTCTTTACAGTAATCAGAATCAATATAACTTCCCATATCTTTACCGCAATTAATTTGAGATATAAAATCATCTTTTTTACTTTCCCATAAATCTTTATCAACTATTTGAAATATACGATCGTGCGGAATTTCTTTAACAACTCTAATTTTAATTTTTTCCATAAACTTCTTCTGCATGCAATTTGGATTTTATGTAATCACGAGTTAAAAATTGAACATTATCTACATCAACATAAACGATAGTATCGCTGTCAAAGTTTTCTTTCCATTTATTAAATTCTTCTGCTGACATTTCTTTACGATATCTAGTTAACCAACCGTCAGCAACTGTTTTACTTACCCATCTATACTTTTGCATCTTTCTACCTTTCTAAGCTACTAGGCGGAAAACGAAAATACGCCTAGTAGCCACTGTTAACGTTGTATTTACTCTTAAAATATATTTTAAAGAAAAATAAATTAAAACACTATTTTAAAGTAAATGTAGCTTTTTCTGTTTTGCTAGCCATACCAGATTTATCTTTATCTTCGGTAGCAACAAAGCCACGTTCTCTATCCCAATCTAAATCAATGGTTTTACCACCTGCAGATAGAAAATCTCTGATACGCATGCCAGATTTGTATAATTCAAATCTTTTATAACCACCAGAACCCTCTCTTTTCGGATTCTTAGGTACGCAGATTTGAATTCTAGCGTCACGATCATATTTGTAAGTACCCTTGAATAACTTAGGGTCCATTACTTTTGCTTTTTTAGCTTTTGGTTTAGCTACCGTTGGTTTACTCTTAGGAGTAACCTTAGGTTTAGTAGCTAGATTAATTGCAGCCATTAGCTTTCTCCTTTCTATATTTATTTATTTAATAACTATATATACAACCGATATAATAATTAAACAATAAAAATAAACAACCGTCCTTTAAATCGTTTTCTACTATATAGTAAAATAAATATATAAAAATACAAATCAAACTCAAATCACCAAGCAATCTCGGGAGGTATTGGCGGTATTGGCTCCAAGAGTAGAGGCAATACCACTAGAATCATTGGTATTATTGGATAATAGTTAAAAAGGTATTGGTATTGGCACTTTTTTATAATTTGAAAAAATATTTTTCAAAAAATATTCCCTATATAGTATATACGCTTAGTATGAATATGATCGTTAATATTAAAATGATATAATCTTTAAAATAAAAAAACATCTTGAAATCCTTAATTTTCGTTAAAATTAGTTAATAATATAGAATAATACTAATAAAACAAGTATCTATTATTGATCGTTCCTATTTATTTCAAGTATCGATAGAGTTAAATGAGCGGAATTATTAGCACCTGCGTTTGCGAAAAGATAATCATTTTCCTCAAGGATCACCGGCCCTTTCGCCAAGTTGATTGTTTCTTTTGTATCTAACGCATCATGAGCAATTTCATGATTATTACCTTCACTAGAATCATGAATATAAACATCAACATTTATATTATTAGTTAAATCATTAGCCACTTGTATGTTTTGAACAATAGCTCTACTATCACTTGGAGCAGTGTAAACTGTAGTATTTGCTGTCGTTAAATCTAAAAAAGCATTTTTATAAATATTAGCCATTAACTATTTCTCATTAAAAACCAACCTTTTCGGTCTTCATCGTCTTGAATATCCTTAGGGTAAGTCGAGTTTAAAAGTTTAATAATTTCTTGAATATCAGCAATAAGCTGATCAAAGTCAATTTTTTGGTATTCATCTGGAGAACTATTTAATCGTGTCGTAGGTATCTTTGCCATATTGATATGGTATTAGGTTTTTATAACAATGTACAACGAGAAGTTAAGTTGCTATTGATATTTGGTCATCAAGAGCATTATAATAACTTCCCACTTTTTCATCTATGTTTCTCATCTGACGCTCAACTTCTTTAATTTTCTCTTTGAGCTTCACACATTGAAGAGAAACAGACCCATTAGCTAAATACTCAGAAGCCCATTCAGCTTCCAGTCTTTGCTTTTGAATCAGTAGATGATGAGAGTTTCTCATCGTTCCACTCCTCCACTGTTAGTCGGTTAGCGTGGCCTAACTTTTCAAGCTCTACCCATTTGAAAGTCTTAGGGTGTTCTCTCCAAAGTCTTTCAGCCGCAGCATCTAAGTCATCGTGTTTGATTAAGCCTTCGGCAAAATATCCCGCACGCCAAAACTTAAAATGCACTAACATTACAAATGAGGCTAACACATTTTTATGATAAAGTAAAGACTATTTAAACCACGAAGGTGTCGCATTTTTCCACGTACAGAAGGGCTTTTTTTCGTACATGTAAAATTTTCTATAAGAATAGACAGCGTCATCGTTCTTATATTGATCAGGCATACATAACGGCGGATCTTGCCATTCGCTATCTGATATATGCTCAGGAGCAATTGAAAGTTGATTACATAACTTACGATATGTCTCATGAATTTTATGATAACGTTCTTCGTATTCTTTGCATAGATTAAACCATAGTCTAAACATCCACTGATAATGGTGCCCTGATTGACGGACCCATACATTCGAAGGGTGGTTCACATGCGCAACTTTATAGAGCACTTTCTCTCGGCTATCGTCTAATTGATAAGTCCATACCATACGTTTACCTGAGTTACTCGGGACTTTGATACGTTTTCCGTCTAATACTCGATGAGCAGTTGAGAGTAACTGCGCATACTCGATAATCATTTTACAGACATGTTTATCGCAATGATACATTGCACATGTCTTAGGGTCTTTACTTAGATAAAATATATTCATAGTTTACCTTCCTGCTTTTTTAAAAGAATAAATTATATAAAGCATATAATATACCAAATAAAACTAAAAGATGACCGTGTTGATTAGCCCGCCACATCAATATTTGCCTTCTAAAACTTCGTCAATATATCTCTTTCGTAATGCTCTAACATAATCTTTTATATGTTTTACATTACCCCATATTTGACCATAGTATCTTACTATTTCTTTATCACTTAAATGATAAATTGATTTTCTCCAATTAGGCATATCTATAAATAGCACAATGACTTGTCCCTGCTGCACCGTATTCATCGTGTCTATCACCTATTTCTAAGTTTTGTATTTCTTTTAAT